CTAATACAGGCCCTCCTCCGTCTATCGTGACGAAGAATGGATCGCTCTCTAAACTTTCTACTTGTTGTTCTAGCACTACAGCTTTCTCCTCATTCTCTATAGCTTTAGCAGATGATGCAGCAGCAATGGTACGTTGTTGAAACGCTAACGGATGAGGACGTACTACAGGTCTTCTAGCCATGTGTTAACACTTCCACCTACGCAACGCTAAAGCTTTACGAGTAGGTCGTCCTTTACTGTCTTTCATCGGTCCTTTGTTACCACTCATCCTAGCACAGAAGGAACGCTTACGTGGACCACCACCGGGCTGAGGAGCCTTTAAGTTAGAACCAGTAGCCCTGTTGTACTTCCGTCTACCCTTAGCAGTGAGTCCGCCCTTCTTGCTTTTCTCACCTCTGCCTATCGATAACGATACACCCATCTCTACTTCTTCTTCTTCGGAAACCCACGCTTCATATTAGCGTACGCCTTTGGTGATATCGTTGACTTCTTCTTGCTACGGCTAATGCCTAAGCTCTTACGTTTATTAATGTTTGCGTATAATCCTTTTGGCATATCTATTTCCTCACTAATATTTCCATCATTCGGTCAAGTTTGTTGTGCATCTCTTGTATTGCAGTTTCAACTTTACCTATTCTACTTTCTACGGCAGCATCTCGTTCTCGTTGAGTGGCAAGTTCTACCTCTATCTTTGTAAGTCGTTTATCACCAATGTCTAAGCGTTCAATAACACGTTTAATAATCCACCCCACTACACTTATAGCAATGACTAGAGCGGTGTTAAGTAGGTCTGAGAGGGAGTCGATCATCGTTATCCTATGACTACTACTTTGATGTAAGCAGATGCGTATGATGCAGCACTGTAAACCCCAGCTGAGTTGGTTGTTGAATAACCGCTCGAACCTAATTGTAAAGTTATACTGTTACTAGTTAGATTGGTTACGGAAGCCCCAAAATCAGAAGTACTCCAGTTATCACGCCCGTTCACTTCAGTAACTCCGCTATCCGACGCAGAGGTGTTAACATAAACCGCAACTTGTACATCTGTGGTTCCTAAGTTATGTGTAATAGTGTGAGTACTACCGTTCGCTACGGTTACAGCACCATGCGAGTTATTCCAAGCAGCTGTGTACTTAGAGACGCCCCCACTACCACTAGCAGCAGCTGTAATCAATCCCTTGGCATTAACTGTAATATCAGCGTTAGTAAACGAACCTACATTACTATTAACAGTAGCAAGAGTAAGAGCAGTATCCCCCGTAGCGTCTCCAGTGTGGGTCGCATTCGACACCTTTGCAGTGTTCAGGGCTACAGCCGCAGCGTCCGTATAACTTATCTTTGCAGTGTTAGCAGCTACGGCTGAGTTGTTAGCTACCTCTGTATCAAAGTCTGAAATAGTTGCTGCTGTTTGTGTGCCTGTATGATTTGCTCTATCTTTTAAGTTAGCGTCACTATCGTTAGCGGTCGCACCGTCTGCTACATTTAACAAGGTACGAGCTTCAGTTGCTGTAAGTTCTTGAGCATCAACACCTGCACCGTTGTCGTTACCAATCAATACATTGTTAGCTGCTACATTTTGAAGCTTAGCGTATGTAATAGAGTCGTCTTGTACTTTAGCTGTAGTAACAGCACCATCGTCGATAGCATTTGTTCCAATTGTATTACCCGGAGGAGGAGAACCCGTAGCAAAAGAAGTGGTAATCGTATCGTCTACATACTTTTTAGTAGCAGCTTCTTGATTAGCCGAGGGGTCAGTAACATTAGTAATCTTGTTAGAACCCATGTTCAAGTCACCGCTCATCGTGTCACCACTCTTAGTAACTTGTAGAGCATCGTTATCATCTACATACTTCTTATTAGCAGCGTGTGTATCAGCAGCGGGAGTAACAAGTCCCTGTACACTATTTGTACTGACAACATCATTACCGCCCATGTTTAAGTCACCACTCATCGTATCCCCTGCAACATCAACAAAGGTAGCGTCTGTATACGTCTTATTAGTAAGATCATTACCGCTGGACGGAGTAGCAGAGGATGTAACTTTGTTAGCACCCATATTGAGATTACCTGACATGGTATCCCCAGCAGCATCTACATAACGTGTGTCTGCATATCCTTTATTTACTGCGTCATCATCAGAGTCTGGATCAGCAACGTTTTCAAGCTTCAATCCATCAGCGTTGTAATGTTCAGTTCCTCGCTTTGTTAACGCACCTCCAGTGTTGCCTTCTTCTGCTTCTTCTGCGAGGTAACGATTATGTTGGTAGGAGTTATCAAGTTCTGTCTCTGTAAGTACCGAACCGTTAGCGAAGTCTACGATGCCTTCATTAGCGTCACTGTCTCTCAGTACTCGTACTTTAACGTTGGAAGCTGGAGCTGTAACAAATCTGACGAATGTATTGGGAGATGTTTGAACGGAGTAATCAGTGGTCAACGTCTTGCGTACCCATTGGTTCGTACCGCCCGCTCCTTGTCCGTCGTTCACTTCTACAGCAACGTGTGAAGTTTTGATGTATGGAAATGAAAAGTTAAAGTCGGTCGTTGAACCGTTACCTGTATAGTCTACGTAGGTGTTAGCCATGATGATATATATTATTAATTATTGAGAGAGAAGAGCAAGTACATCTTCACGGGATACTCCAGTTCTTACGCTTCCTTCTACTTGTTGTTGTAATTGCATAATTTCAGGGAACTCTCGTAGCATTTGATTCTTAGCTGCTTTTTTATACCTACTTAATATTCTAGTAATATATTTAACACGCTCACTAGGAAGTCCTACAAACGATGTGGGGTCTATTCCTTTATATCTTTTATCGCTTATTAGTTTACTTAATGCTTGTCTTTGGGTCATTCCATTAAGAACAATTTTAGATTGTAAGTCTAGCATTCTATCATAAGCACTCCTACCGTTTTCCCCTGTGTACTCAGTAAGTTCTATAATGCCTGCTATTTTTGTACTAGGAGGAGAGAAACCATGTGCCACATTCGCTAATTCTTTCGCAACTTTATCGTCTTTATCAAAACCCCAAGCTAGTGGATTAAGTGGATTTAGTATACCCGCTACTCCTTCAAAGTATTGCTTAACTACAGGTTCGCCAAGAGGGTTTCTTTTTAAGTCTAAATCCATTCCGGGGATACGTTTTAATACAACATCCGCAAACCCACGGGCTTCATTCATATGTTGATCTCCTGTTATAGAAGAACCTTGAGGTATTATGTTAGGAATGAACCCGCCAGCTATTCCTCCTGCGTATTTACCAAATGTTCCCTCACCACTTAAAGTTTTAATAAACTTGTTAACACCTGCTAGGTATGATTTATCGGTTACATTCCTAACACCTAACTCAAAGGTCACAGCCATTAATTTATCAAGGTCATCACTATTTGCTGCTGTTAATTTATTATCGTCGGAAAGCTCTTTAGCGTCTGCGTATATACCTATGACTGTAGCAAGCGGGTCTAATCGTTGATAACTAACCCATGTATCGCCTACTTTTATACTGTACGGAAGTTTACCTGAAGCCATCCAAGCTTGCTTTTGTTTGTAATCAGTTGGACCACCGCCAGTTATGTTGTCTCCGAAGTTATTTACAGCGTAAAACAAGGAAGCATTCAGTATTGTACCTGTTGCGACCTTACCTCTAGCTTCTGCTCTAGCTATCCTATCAGGTGAGCCGTCTGGCTTTGTAGCATTCAACTGCTCTAGTATTGTCTTCCTGTATTCCTCAGACCCTTTTAAACCTCCTTGAAGTGCTTCTATTCTCTGCCTGTATCCCGGTTCTAGTGTAGCCCACGCCTTGGAAGCTCTAGCTTTATCTATAACAGCTCTAGCTGGTGCTGATATTCTGTCGTAGGAAAATTTTAATATGTTAGTAGGAGTGCGAACAAACGGAGCAACTAAAAACCCTCCAGGAGTACTAGTTACTAAGTTTTGTACCTTTTGCCCTAGTTCCCCTAATTGACCTGAGAATGTAACTTCTTCAGCAGCTCTGATGTTTGGGTCAATCCAGTTTTTAGTTAATGCTTCTAAAGCAGCTTCATCATTTAAACTTCCTTCAATCAAACCTGCTTCCCTAGCTTTATTTAATTTATTAGTTTTTTCTGTCCTAACGTAATCAGCTATAGATTTCTGCCTAGCAGCCGGGTTTTGGAATGGCCCTTGAACTACTTCTTGTGCTTCTCTAAACAAAGCTCCTTCTGAAAAGTTCCTGTTTGATCTAGTAACTAGAGCTTCAAACGTATCGTGTACATATTCTGCTACTTTCTCTGGGTCCCTAATACCTAAGTCGTAAGCTTTAAGTTTTAGCTCTGATAACGCTCTTCCTTTATATTGTACAAACTTATAGAACTGATCGACGGATGTATTGAATCTATTAGGAAAACGAATAACATTACCGAACCAATCTATAGCTTCTTTCAACCCATCTCCCATTTCCGCATTTCTTAATAATTTCTGTACATTATCCCCTGTTATAGAACCTATACTTGATTTAGAATTTTCTACAAAAGCAGAACCAGCATCACCTATAAATTGGTCGCCTGTCTCCCAAGCGTTTAGTAAAAACTTCCAAGCATCCATCAAACTTGTAGTTTCTCCCCATTGGTTTGAGACTGCTCGTCTAGTAGCTTCGTCAGCACTTACCCAACCCCCTACGCCTCTCTCAAAGTTCTTCCACACATTAGATAAACCAGTTCCCAAGGCATTGATAGTAAGCGTACGTGGCCCCCACATAAGTGAGTTTTTATAGTACTCTTGTACCATATCCATCATCTTACCTCCATGACCTCCTCTAACTTGTTTGTTAACACCTATAAGCGTATTAAATAAATCGTCTCCTCCGTTCTTCTCTGCAATCAATATGCCTTCTACTATTTGATCCATAGACAGTCCTCCTTTTTTATTGAGGAACTCTTCACGTACTTGTTTGTTTTGCAGCTCATCCGTAGATAAACTCATTTTAGTACGCATTTGCCTACTTTTTAAACCTCTACCAAAACCGCTGGCTAAACTAGAGTGACCCGCTTGTATATGAAGTTGTTGCTCCATGAGTCCTTTTAACCTAGCTTCTACTGCTTGTAATTCGTCAGGGTTTAATTTAGCTTTAGACTCTTTAAAATTCTTTGCTGCATTTATTATCTCTTGTCCGTTAGCTTCCATCAGCTCTTGCATTGCAGCCATCCTGCTCATTACTCTGTTTAGAGTTACAGTATCTTTAGCAGCCTGTTCTACAAACTGATCTAACACAGTGCCGTCAGCCCCTACGAGATCAGCAAACTCAGCTAAACCACCCTCTTCAAGGCTTTCCTTAGTAAGTGTCTTTATAGCTGTTCCTTCTTCTAGTAACTTATCAGCTACAGCATCTTGTAAAGCAGCTAACTCACCGGTAGTCATGCCGTCTTTAAGTTTAACTAAATCCTTAACAACACCTTTTACAGCGGCTTTTCCTCCTATGCGAACACCTTTAGCTGTCGCTTGATCTAAAAAGCTGTCTACGGTTTTATTAAACTCAGGCATCTCTGAAAACTTACGTAAAAACATAGGTCTTTCATCGAATGCACCTGCTCTTTGTTTTACAATATTTCTTTGAGATAAAAAGTCGTTAAATATTTTTCTTTGTTGGCTTATTCCTAATTTAGATTTTATAGAAGCAAACAAGTCTTTAAGTATAATAGCTATGTCTCTAGCAATACCTCTAAAGGTTCTATCAGTTCCCCTATCAAACTCTCCCTTAGCGGATCGAGCTAAAAACTCATCAGTCATTAACTCAGTAAAATATTCATCTATGTTCCTAAATCTGTAATTATCTTCGCTAAAACTTTGTTCTGTTAAGAAGTTATGTAATTCGTCAGGTACTTCGCCTTTTTTAATAGTAGGTACTTTAAGTAAATCCTCTAGTGTATCTCCCTCTATAGCGTCATCAATTTCAACACCGAAGCTTTTAATATATTTAATGCGTTCTCTTTTAAACTCTTTGGTTAGTTTACTTAAGTCCCCTTCAGGCAAATACCTACTCAAACTGTGCCATAGCTCGTGTATAGCTGTTCGTTCTAAACCGCCGCTTTCTACGACATCCTTCCGTAACTGAACAACATTAGTAGCCCATTGATACCGCCCTTGTGCTTTAATTCTTTTTGTTACAGATATACCAACATCCGAAAACATTCTTTGTCCTATTACGTCTATAAATTTCTCTACCTCCTCTGCTCCTTCAATATCATCCCCAAGAGCGAATTTTTTAACCAATCTCTTTTTTAGTACATCAGCACCTTTAGGTTGGAACACCTCTAAACCTTCATCAGGGTATGTTTTAAATGGACTAGGGGTAACCGCTCCTTGTAAGTCGTCGTCTATTAACGCTATAGCTTCGTCAAAGTTGTCTACTAAATCTGGATTTGATCTAAGCTTTACTCTTAAATCGGGCATATCTGAAAAAGCCTCACCTTTGAATGCGGAGTTCTCGAATTTAGTTATAGCTGCTTTTAAAGCTGGAGGAATGTCGAAGTCTTTATATATGTTAGGGTTATTTATTACTTCATTAACAGCTTGCGATGGATAATCAAAACCTAACCAACCCTCCCTATTTAATGCTTTTAAGAAATTCTGATAAGGTTTAGGAAAATCACCAATAGCTCCCATTACAACATCGTGAGTAGCATCCTCATCTAAATGAAAATCCCACTCGTCTATAACACTCTCTCTGAACTCCTCAACATACTTAGGACCGTTTTGATTAAAGTCTGGTAAGTCAGAGTAAGCAGCAACTCCATCTTGATAATCAAATGTAGCAGATACTACTGCATCTTCTTTGTTAGCTCCTTGATCAAGTTCTTTAACATATCTCTTACTTGCTTTTAATCCTGACGAAAACAGTTTAAATAATGCACCAACACCAGCATCGATCATCGCACCTTCTAGTACATTCTTCATTCTACCTTCCAATTCTGAATCATCAGGGTCGGCAGCTAAGTATTGTGTTACTGCGTTATTAAGTGCTGGGTTATCTATCTCCTTTAACAAGTTAGATAGTCTTTCTTGTTGTCCATCGAATGCTACAAAGTTAGTGGCTACATCAGCAGCTAAATATCCTTTTACATTTAAATCAGTAAACTTACCCGGCTTCTTTCCTTTAGTTAAGGCTTTTGTTAATTTACCTGCTTTACTTAAACCTTTACCTATAAAACCAAAAGGTAACGCATACTGAACAATACCTGCACTTAATTCACCTGCTAATGTTTTAGGTCTAGCGAAGAATCGTTCCTCATCCCAATCAGGTAGCGTATCAAATGAAAGAAAGTCTCCTAAGTTATAAGCACCATGAGCCATATCTTCTAAACCCGCAGGCACACCTGCTAAAGCGTCTAACATATAGTCATCAACGCCAAACTCTTTAGTTTCGGTCGGGTTGTATTCTAACTTAAAATTTTCTAACTTCATACGTTATTACTTCTTGTAAATCCCTTGAGATAGCTCGTTTTGTTTTATAATAAAATCTTTTAATAACTTTTCATCTAGTTCGTTCCCTTCCTCTAGTTCAACATCATATATAGCTTCGTACAACGATTTCTCTTCTGGGAACTCTTCAGGCTCCGTTGCTGATATTTCAATTAGACGCTCTTTAGGTATTAAAGGATAAACGCCTGCTAACTTTTTTAAAGCTTGTTTATCTATTCGTATGTTTTTTGTAATTGGTTCTGTAGCTGGTAGTCTAACAATAGCACCTACTCCCCCGAAGCCTGTTCGAGTTACGTCTTTGTACCCTTTTTGTTGTGCTTGTTTAAATGTCATCCTCACCGTGTCGGAAGGTGTGCCCCCAAATTTTATAGGAACACTTCCGTTCTTTATGTTTTGAGCTGTGTATAAACCCTGAGCTAGTGTGTATAAAGCTATTTTTCTTTGAGCCGTTTGCTGTTCTTCGGGAGTTGCCTTATTAGATTGTATTGTATTTAACGCTTCCTCTATTTTCCCTCTTTCATCTAATTTTTTTATTATCTCATCCGTATCCCCTCCTAACCGCATCACCTGTTCTAAATCAGTAAATTCAGTAAAACCCATAGCAAGTTGTGCTTTTCGTTGAGTACCCTTAAGACCAAAACCATACAAATCACTAAGTTTCTCAGTAGGTTCAATGAAAGACATTCCTGTAGTACCTTCCTCTATGCTAGGGGTTTCAGCTAGTTCTACTTTAGGTTTTAAAACTTTAGTCTCCTCTTTTAATTCCCTCTCGTACTCTTTTAGGTAAAAATCATCCCAAGCTTGTAAATAAGGAAGTTGTTGTTGGAACTTAGAGTTAACTACAGTATTCCCTTCGACATCAGTAAATGTACCCGTACTAACTTCTAAATGTTTAGCATCTCTTTTACGAGCCATATCAACTAATAAATCCACACTTAATTTCGTGTACCTAGGATCAACAATAGATTTACCTAGATTGTCAATCGTGGTTACGCTTTGATTGAATTTTTCTATTACTTGCTTGTAGCGGAAGTTGAAAGCCATAGGACCAGTAGTAGCTCTAGCGTATTTTTCTTTTAATTTTATGAAGTTCTCGTCACTAGGCATCTCTAAACTTTTGAGAGCATTCTGAACTACAGACACACCGCTCGATCCTCTTACTAATATGTTATCAGACTCTTGTAACTTATCTAATAAATAAGCCTCAGCCTCTTCAGTGGTTTTTATAATAGTACCATCTTCTTTTTTGTAGCCCTGTCCACTTCTGATAGCTAGACCTATATCAACAGCTAGTTCATCAACTTCTCTTAATTTTAATTTGGAGTCAGCTATTAGACGACCATCAGCTTTAAGCTCCATATCGTCTAAGGTCTGCGTTAACTTAGCTTCTTCTGCGGAGTACATACCAAACACATCGTCATCTGCTGTATCAGGATCACCCATCTTAGTAGTTCCTGCTTTAAAGTTAGCAGTATACTCTTGGAATTTCCTAGCTGCTTCAAAGTTTCCACGACTAGCGTGTAATACAATAACTTCTTTCCTTAAAGCAGATAACTCACCAGGTTTTAAAGCCCCTTCATTTTCTACCCACCATTCGTTTATTGCTTCAGGGTCTGCTATTTCGTTATCAACTAAAGTAGATGCGTTGAATAAAACAGACTTACCTGCTAAAGTTAATTGTCCTCGGTTTTGTTGTGACTTAATTGAATTATAACGAAGGGAATATTTTTGTATCGTATTTTTCGTAGCTGAATCAAAACCTTGTCTTATAGTTACATCTTTTAAGGATTCATAATCCTCGGTCATAACAGCAATAACATCTTGAACTACTGTATCTGTATCTGTAGTTGCGTCTGACTTATCAAGTGCTTGTTGTAATCTAAGTTGAAACTCGTCGTGGTACTGTGCACCTGCTGCTTTTCTTACACGCTCCTGATTCCAAGGGTTTGCCATAAAAGGTAAAAAGTTATTACGGACTTCTTTATCTAATTTAGCTCTATTATTAAGAAACTCTTTATTTAAATCCTCGATGCTTTTATCAGCCAGCTCATCTATAGCTTTCTGTTTTTGGATGTCCCCTATAGCTTTAAGCTCCCTAGCACCTTCAACAGCCACGCCTAATCCCCTAGATAGCTGCCCTAATCGGGTCTGCTCAAATGGGGTTACTTTAGTGGGTACTATCCTCCCCGTTCCTGTTTGTGGTATAGATGGTTGTAATACAGGAATCGCAGCCCTTAATCCTTCAACTTGTTTTCTTGGTGTAGCCATTACGATGCAAACTCTCTGTAAGTTCTAGCTGCTTTAACCCCTGTTTCCATGAGGCTAAGTGCTAAATTGGGACGCTGTACTTGACGATCTAATCTAGCTATTTCTTGTTGTGACCTGTATCCAGCTTCTTCTGTAGCTAGTCCGTATCCAATGTCTCTATATTGTTTCTGCCTAGCAGCAGCTGAACGTACTCGCCCGTAATCTGCTATTAAGGCTTGTTGTGTAGCTTTCTGCTCGACACCTGCTTCACCCATTGCGACAACACCTGTAGCTTCTTTAGCACTCTGTTCCATCGCTAACTGTTCCATCTTTCGTGCTTCGGATTCTTCTTGTTGAAACTTCTGTAATAACTGGCCAGTCTGTTCTCTGCCTAAACGTTGACGTTCTAATGCGATGTCTCTTGCCTGTGCGGCTTGTTGTGCTTTTGCTTGTTGTTGTTGTCCAAAGAAATTAAGAGCACCCTGAACGGATACTAAAGCTGCCATACCTGCTTGTGCATTACACATATCAATTACTTCCTCTCTAATATAAATGACAGATACCCGTCGAACTGACAATCGTTAAACTCAGCTCCTAACCACTTCAACCATCTATAGCTCAACGTGTTACTCTTCATAACAAAGTTAGTGAGATAATCAAAACCATCTAATAATCCTTCCATGCGTTCCTTAGAGTGCTTCATAAAGAACTTTTTAATCTTAGGCAATCGTCGAGTACCTAACAACCAAGCACTTCCGATATTCGTGCCGTTTATATGGGCCACTCCAAACGAACAGTATAGATTGTTATACTCATCCTTTACACTGTAACATTTGCTAGATGTAGCGTAAGACATAATAACAGCGTCTCGTGGATGGTTCATAAGTCCCAGTATCTCTAACATATCTTCCTCCCGTAAGTCTTCATACAGATCAACAGCATCCATATCAGGTTGTGCATCTTCTATCCTAAGCTCCATATCTTCTACTCCTTGACGCTACCATTGATTCAAACTCTGCCGCTAATAACTTAACTGGCAAGGCTGAACTACTCTTAACTTCAATAGTCGCTTCTTCTGGTCTGCATTGTACACCAAATCTAAAGTGTCCACTCTCCGGGGTAAACCGATCAAGAGTAGATATAGAAGATAACAAAGTCGGATTGTATACATAGGTGTAGGTATCTCTGAATCTTGGTGTTACTTCTACTGTAAAGTGACCGGTGTCTGCATATTCGATACTAGCGTTACGGATGTTTTGGAAGGTATAATCAGATGCACTGCGTCCTCCTCTTTCTGTTGATTGCTTCAGTGCTTGATTGGAGAACCTGTACAACATATCGTACGGCTTACCTACTACGAAGTATCTATCGTTGTTGTAAAATATATTACTAGTCCATTCAGGAGCAGACGGTACATCAGTAGATGCTGACCAATATGTAATGTTAGGAGTTACGCTTGTATCTACTGCTACAAAAGTACTAGGAGAAGTATGGTTTGTTTCACACTTATAGATAACATTGTCGTGCTTAACATAACTAGCTATAACTCCTTTCACTCGCCATCTATCTACACTACTAGTTTGCGGTGAGTACGGTATCATTTCGGAACCACCTTTCTTATAAACTGTTACTGGGAAAGCTTCGCTTTTTCCAAAAGGTATACCGACTATTTCAGTGTAATCATTTTGAGAATTATAATTTACACTAGTTATATCTAATCCATCCACTCTGTTATCTAACAACAATGTATAGTCTAAACCTGTGTCTGTCAGAGCATCCTCAACAGGCATCTTTACTAAATCCCTACCATCAAGTATCAAGTATAGTGTACTGTCTATAAAATCAAAGCCTGTAACATTGTCATCGAATGTCCACTTCTGCCAAGCACTTTGTATCTTTTCCTTACCACTCCAGAAGTACTTATATACAAACAATGTCTTTTGATCGGTAGCACTTTGCAACAACACCATCGATTCAGAAGCAGATCCTGCCATCCGTTTAATACTTGATGGTATATACTTTGGAATCTGTGATGTTATCTCTTCGGCTTCAAACACCTCAGTGTTGTTATCAACAAAGTACTCAAACATTCCTTCGTACTGTCCACGATTAAATGGGAAGTAGATATAAGGACCTAATGCAAGTGGATTGATACCGTCTGATATATCGTACTCTGTGACTGGAGATATTGCTACTGTCTTTGGAGATAACACATCTGCCCCTCTAAGTACGAACTGTGAATTATCACTGAATAACATCAGCTTCTCTTGAAACGGTAGAGCGTGTTGAAGAACTGCTACCTTTGTATGGCTAAGTCCTACATCTATTGGGGCACTGTCTAACAACTGCTGCGTAGTAGTACGGAAGAAGTTAAAGTATTCATCTGCTTCACTAAACACAACAGCACTGTCCGTCAGGAATCCTAAGCGGTTCTTGAAGAAGAAGACATCGTTAATCGTACTGCCTACAAAAGATGGGAATGGATTGGTGTCATCGTTGCCTGCTTTCCTTGATCTCCACCCTAATTCATTAGGAGCTACAACAGTATCAAACTGATCTTCTTCGGGCGACTGTAACTTAAAAGATGTTATATCACTACCAACAAACACAGGAATAAGAGTGATAGGCATGGTTTCACGCTTTAAATTAGTTTCTACACCCTCTAGTATCTCGGTATCGCTTTCGTCCTTCTTCCAACCTACAGTCTCTACCCAAGAACCTTCCCCGAAATTAGAACCATCCTTAACTTTAAATCTAACAAAGTAATCATCTTGGTCTATATCAGCATCACCCTTTACTTTGATAGTGAAGTTATTAAAGCAGCTCTTAGGTAAATCTACTATACTATCTACTTCTTTGTAAGCTAGACCTAGTCCTTGATTAGCGAGCCCGTCCTCAACTCTTATTCTAAAGTCTCTATCACCTGGTCTTACTTTTATAACAGAACCTTCACGCTCCACTTCAAAAGCACTAAATGAAGCAGTTGTTACTGTGTATGTAGGTTGGGTAGGTATATTTGAAAAACTGTCATACATAGCGTTAGTTGTTCTCCAACTCGTAAGAAACATAGCAGAACTGAATGTAACAGTGATAGGATATGTAGCTGTATCCGAATCATAATTACTACCGTTATTTACCATTGATGTGCTAGTAATCTGACCACTGTCGTTATAGTCCGCAGTTCCGTAGGCTGATGTGTTAACAAATGTATTTCCAGGGTCGTCAGGGTCAGGAGAGTTTTGGCTTACAGTGAATGTAATTTTCTTAGGTAAATCAGCGTATGTATCCCTCAAGTTTTGGAGCCACCCGCTACCTCCGTTACTAATAGATACTGAATCAATGCCAGTAGAAGGTCCTGTTCCGTAATCAGTATTTATACAGTCGTATAGGTCTCTAGCTATGTACTCAGTGTCTGCGTGTTTACCTGCATGAGTACCTGTTGAAGGTCCGCTAATATATGTAGCTGGTCTAAGGGGTGATAGATTTGAGGTAATGTAATTATGGTGAGATTCAGTAATATTAGAAGATAACGGTACTAATTTATCATTAATATATATACTATACCCCTTTTCGTAGTCTCCTAACTTAACACTTATTAAAGCTTCTTTTTCAGGTGTAATACTTACTTTGTTTAGCTCTTTAGCTACCGTCTTCTTCTTATTAACAAGAAATGTATAATCTGCTACTGTCAGTGCTCGTACGTCTGCTAACGGATTGGTTATACCACTTAGGTAGTTCTGTGCAGTAGGTGTAGGAGTTACTGGCAGGTTGTCACCACTGTCTAAATCAATAACACCAACTGTAGGAGTACCTCCACCCAACGACACCTGTACGCAATACTTATTGTTCTCATCTCTCTTTACGAAATGTGTGAATAGATTGTCACTATTTTCAATGGAAGCGTAATTAAACCTATTTACCCATCTTGTATTAGGACGCTTTACCAATCCTTCAACGACAGTAGCCCAAGCATTTACTTGCTCGTCACATTGTCCAGGATAACGAAGATTATCAGGTTGTTGTGATACCCCTTGTGCGAGGTTCGGTACGCTTGTTACTAACAGAGGCATATCTTTTATCGATCTATTATTCTAAGTATGCTGTAGTTATCAAAGATAGAACGGTCAGCATTCTCGGAGTCACTGTCAATAGCACGAGCTTTCGCTTCTATTTCTTCTCTCATCGTAAAGCCCTCTATCTCACGATTACCAATAAATCGATTAGCAAATATACGAGCTGACTTGACCGTTACATAATGTCTGATCTGCTCAGGCAAATCTTCGAACTCTAATTCAAAAGTGATTGTTCCTTTTACGCTATCTTTCCACACCTCAGTATGGTTCTTTCTATCGTAAAGTTTTAATCCACGCTGTACAGGATCACTGTCCGTATATAACAAAGGATCAAGGTCGAACTTCAAAGTGTTTTGCGGAAGGGTGATCTTACTTGTAACACTGTCAGGAGTAAGTTCATATTCGTATTCTGTATTGCAGTGCCATCCTTCCGACTGTACGGCTCTGCTTGTTTCATCTAATGTAGATATGGCTTGAATAGCTGTTATCGGTAGACTTGTTTGTCCGGTGATCGTATTGACTGGTGATTCCCCGATGACGCTAATCATCGTATTAACAGCTTCTAATTTAGTAGTCAGTGCCATAGCTATACATATAAAAAATAATCAGTGGAGGGGAGCGGAACGAATCACAGACCTCCCCAACACCGAGAGAAGAGTGTTACGAAACTAGTTCGATAGCACACTCAGGACGGAGGATTCCGTGACCCATAGCGTACTTCGCAACAAACAACGTACCTTGACGCTCAATCTGATATTCAGACTCAGTAGCAAGATCGAGTAACTTAACGGTTCCTACAGCAGCAGAATGGGATACGATACCCAAGCTATTGCGGAAGTCAGCGTCGTACCCGTCAGTAGCAGCAAACACATCATTGTTCGCATCAGCATCTCCTGAGTTTGTTCCTGAAGCGGAAGACAAGTCAGTTGATGGGATGTGATTTGATTTGAAGATGCTAATACCAGCGATCTGAGGAATAGAACCAGTAGCAAGTCCACCTTGACCTCCGATGTCAGCGTTAACTGCGGAAGTAAGGGAGAAGCTGTTGGCGTTATCTGCACCTGTGATCAACTTGTAATACTCGCTGGGACGAAGAACGCAGAAACGACCGTCACCAGGAACGTCATTTTCGTCGAGCTTCTGAGCAGCAGTAAAGAAAGCAGCAACAAGATCAGCACCTGTAGTAGCAGCTGGAGTTCCAACCACGTCAGGAGCCGAGAAATCGTTGTTAGCTACGTCAAGACGACCACCTGCGTTTCCACCTGTGATGATAGCGGATGAACGAGCAGCACCGATGAACACTTTAGCAAGTGCGGTATCGAAACGGACGGCAAGAGCCTTACCCAACTCGTTAGCGTAAACGCTGCGGATGTCGTAGTGGTTCTTTACGTCGTCGATGTTAGCTAAGAAAGTAGAAGCTAAAAGCATCTTATCGATGTTAATAACTGCTTCAGCTTTCTTGATGTCACTGAGGTAATTGTTCCCGCTGTCAGCAATGTTCTGACCAGGTGTGTGATAAGAAGCAGAAGCTACTCCTGTGATTGGAAACTGAGCAGACTTGCCTGACTCAATTGTACGTACGGTGTGAAGAGCTTTGAATACATTGCTTTCCTCAAAGGTTTGCAGAATTTCTCCGCTGAACTTTTTAAGAAACAAGGCATCAGTACTTCCAGCACCATTAATTTCTCCCACTCTACTGGGATCGGTATCTCCGTTTGCCATAATATATGATCTCCTATGTTATAAGTTATTGAATGTGTGATGATTACCAGTGACTTTCACATCTTTCGTCTTCACAGGATTGTCCTCCGCAGAGGGTCGAGGGACTAGTTGTTGCTAGTTGTCGATTAAATTTAAGTATAAGTAAAAGGGAAAAAGGCTTGACTGTCAACC